GACACTAGCTGGTGTGCTGTTGTGTCGCCTGGTGGCGCACGCGCGTCTTGCGCGAAACATTTGATACTCTCGCGATTGGAGCGAGGATTCCCCCTGGGCTAGTTGTGAAATAATCAACCGTCAGAAGGCCCGGAAGCGGGCCTCGCTCCCACTTTGTCGTGACGAGGCGTCTCCGGGTGATAGGACGCTCGTGTTACAGGCCAAAACGTGGTGGTTGTGTTGTGGCTTTTCGGCTCGTTGGTACGGGAAAGTCGGTGTTGAAGGCGGTTGTTTCATCGGGGGCGACAATGCCCCTGTGTGCCTGATGTGTGGGCGAATGTGTGGGCGCGCGATTGGCCTGGCAGGGGCACTCAGTGTCCGGGAGTCCAGTTGGCCGAGGTGCACTTGCTGCCTGCGCTCCTCACCGCCACCAAACAGGGGGAATTGCAGCATTAGAGGCGCGACACGCCGGCGACACGCCGACAGAATGCTTCTCATGGTGCAAAACCCCCACCATTGCCCCTGTGTAATGCTCCCTCACTGGTGCAATGCTCCCTGACTGGTGCAGCTCTGCCCGGCCAGGCCCAGTTGGACGTCGGTGGCGCGAGCAGCTAGCCCCAGCGACCCATCCCGTGACGATGCCTGGGACCAGTCCCAGGCCGACGCGTTTCGTCCTATACCTTGAGCTCTCTTGTGTCTCGATACCCCTAGGGGTATTATCGAGGTGGTCAGAGAAGACGTCCCCCTTGCCAGAAAGTGAGCCGAACATGCGAGTAGTAGTCGTCGGAGGAGTCGCGGGTGGCATGAGCGCGGCGGCGGCCCCGCCCGGCGACGGGGCCCGGGCGCCGAGGGGCGGGCGGGCGGGGGGGG